GTTCCCGAGATGGTGTTCCATTGTTCGCCGATAGGTACTTGCTCCCATTTGAGAGCTTGCAAGCTATAAGCCAGCGGAGACAGCAACGCCGTCACCGATACTGAATTGTACGCTGCGCGGAATGTCCATCCCTCAACGAAACCCGCAAATGTTCCCGAAGACATATTCAGAGGAAGATTTGAGATTCGAAGTGGAAGTCCCATGAAGATGTTGATCATTGAATCTCGATCTGCATCATCGAGCTCTGGATTGGTCAATTCAAAAGTGATGGCATTCATCATCGGCTGAGGCGTAGCACGAAGCGTCAAATAGAAATCGGCTTGATCCTGAGCATCGACAGCATGCTTGATGGTCGTGCTGATGATCTGTGCGAGTTTGCCATAGATACCAATCGAGATCGGATCTGTTGCTGTCTTTTCAAGAGATGACGTGTTTCCATATCTGAGAGTGATGTCATTTCTGACGTCTCCCGCTCTGGTGTTGATCTGCATGCCGTTGATGACGGCTTGCTCTGCATCGACGTCGGTATATCCAAAAGTCGAGAGATAGATGCTTCGATGTGTGCTGTCTGCATATGAGATCCGCCCAAATGCGTCTTCGTATAAGTAACCAAGACCAGAAGTGGCCAAAGCTGAGACCAATGAATAGACATCCACGACATCGGCTCCACGATTCTCGAGCTCATAGTTTCCAGCATCGATCTCGCCCAGACCAGTGTTTTCAGCTGTTGCCCACGTGACGGATGGCGGGTAATCAGCCCACGTCAAAGCTGCGGGGACTTCGCTCCAATTATTGACCAGAAGATCGGTCAAGATCGTTTCGATCTGTACGCCATCCAAATCATCTGAAAGCACACCTTCGGTCAAAGCCTTTTGAAGTCTGGAAAGAGCTCCCAAAGCGATGATCGAGATTGTTTGATTGATTCCCACGGATCCAGCTGTTGTGACTTCGACCGTGATATCGGTGATGCTTCCACCAAAGATCGGGACGAATGCAGCTGTGGAATCTTGCAATTCAATCGTCACAGCATCATTGATCGAAGCTGTGATTGGAGTCTGTTCAAGATTTATCAGCTGGAGATTTACATAGCCCGCTTGCGCTTGCTCATAAATATTCGTGCGGCCAGTGTTGATCGTAAGATTTGCCAGAGCATAGTTTTGATATTCAAGGCCATTGATTTTGACGCGCCACACTGGGCTCCAAAGTGTCATGCGATCTGCAACGCTCCAGCTCCGCCCGTGCCACGGTAGAAGCTGTCATTGAGCGTCTCCACGATTGTCCGTGCTGTGCCTTCTTTGTCGAATGCGCCAGTGACGGTCAAATTGATTGTCGTGCCACGATCGCGTTCTTCTGCCATGCGGAAAGAGCCTGGGTTGAAATTCGATGAGACCACGTTCGCCGCAGCTGTTGCAGCTGCAGCCACTTTCATTGATCCGCCGCCGCCTGAACCGCCAGAAGATCCACCAGATGAGCCAGAAGATCCACCAGATGGCGGCGTGACGGTTGGAATTTTTGGAGTCGATCCGCCGCCTACGCTGGGAGCTGTCGGAATAGTTACTTTCGGAGCTGTACCAGTTGGAATCGTTGGAATATTTGGCAAGACTGGAATCGAATTATATTTGTTGATCAGCCAATTCACCACGGCGATGGCGCCTTCCACAGCTGCCGTGATGGCTCCGATGATGCCGCCGATCACATTGATGACCGTGCCAGCGATTGATCCGACGATCTTGAGAGCTGCGCCGAGAGTCGTTGAAAGCACTGGAGCAACGTAGTCAGCGATCAATTTACCGAAAGCAAGGAAAGCTTCTGAATTCCCAGAGATGGCATTTTTGACGGAATTGAAAGCTGAAACGAGACCATCCCAGATCGGACGGAAAACGCTGGTCAAGGTATTTCCCAGAGCCACGACATTTGCTCCGATTCCGTCGCCTTTGTTGCTGAAAGCATTTGAAAGCTTCTCAACGATTGGCACGACATAAGTCGTGAAGTATCCGACGAGCTTTTCAAGAATTGGAAGCAACGCCGCTCCAATTCCTTCTTTGGCTTCATCGATCGTCACCGTGAGACGCTGCATGCGTCCCGCGAATGTGTTCGCGTTACGATCAGCGGCTCCGCCGAATAGATCTGAAAGTCGCTTTTGAGTATCTGTGAAGCTCATGGTCTTGAGCTCGGCTGTTGAAAGTCCGACGCCTAATTTGCCGAGAGCTCCCGTGTTTCCGTCGTAGGCCTTGCCCAAAGCATTTGCAACGCCTTCGAGCGGCTTGCCTGTAGCTGTAGAGATATCCATCGCCAAAGCGAGAAGATCTTGAGCTTTCGTCGCATCCTCGGTCGAGATCGATAGTCTCTGCAGAGCTGGACGAAGCTGATCGTCTGAAATACCAGATGCCAATGACATCTTGAGAATTTGTTTTTCTACTGATGCAATCTGTTCATCCGTTGCACCAGTGGCATTCCGTAAAGCTCCAGCAAGCTTGACTTGAGCAGCTTCATCAGCGATCGCGGCCTTTACGCCATCGACGCCGATCTTGATTGCATACGCGCCAGCGGCGGCGGCAGCTGCAGCAAATGCCAGACCCGCCTTCTTGCCAAAGTCTGTGACCTTTGATCCAAATGAATCGACTTGAGTCGCTCCGACGCCGAGATTCTTTTTGAGATTATCGACATCGGCAAGAATGGAGAGCTTGAGTGTGCGTGAACCAGCTGCGGCCATGTTATGTCCATTCCTTTAGAATCTTTGAGAATGCAGATTCCCATTCAGCGACGATGTGAGGCTGTTCAGCTCGAAGCGTCGGATAGATGAACCATCCGCGAGATCCGCGTCCCTCACGTCCTGACCAGACGGGAAATTGTTTGAATTTATTGGATCCGAATTCGTAACCGCCCCAAAGCTGTTGAGTAGTACCGCCGCCAGAGAATTTCTGAGAAACGAAACCAAATGACAATTCTCCGACCTTCGATGATTTACTTACTCGAGATCCCTGAGCGATACGCGATGCCGCTTGATTGTTAGCTGATCCAGCTGTGGCGATGATCTTTGTCTGGACGTAAGTGGCGAGGCCATTTGAGACGCCTTTTGCCTCTGCGACAGCTCGATCGTCCATCGCTTTGAAAGCGCCAATGATGCCACGTAAGTCTGACTTATCGTAAGCGATCATTTCACTGGCCATTCTTACTCTCCAAAATCTCGATTGCTGTCAATATGTCTTCGGCTGTTTCGAACTCTCTGGGACTCAATCCTGTCGCAAGGGCTAAGTCCCAGAGCATCCGATTTAAGCTTCCGACTCTGTAGCTTTTGGGCTCTGATCGTCACCGACTCGAACTTCTGCCACAGTTTCACACCAGATCTCAAATCCCTTGACTGGCTTGCCAGCGGATTCGCGCTTCATAGCGTGATAAGCAAGAAACATCAGATCGGAGATTCCGATCTTTTCTTGCGCCTGTGAAACGATGAAACCTGTCTTATTCTCCCACTTTGCCCATTCTGGGGGTTGAGCTGTGTAGGTCTCCGAAATTCCTGTTGAATATTCGATTGTTATTGGTAGCTTCATTTCATTTCTCCCGATTCTTGTTTGTTATGCGAAGACTGGTGTCGTCACACAGGTGAAAGTCATTGAGACGGTCTGTGCATCTGGTGCAGTGCCGCCCGCTGATGGATAGATAGGTTGCACGTCAAAAGTGAACGTCGATCCTGAATCAGCTTCAAGAATGACAGCCAAAGGCGTGTTTGGATTTGTTGCGGCTGAATTCCAAAGCATCTCGCAAAGTGATGACGCAGCTCCCCAATCGGCAAGCATTTCAACAGCAAAAGATCCTTGAGTGTCTGTCGTGTAATAAGCTTTTCCATCGAGTGTCTGATATGTGTTGATCGTTGAATCTACGGTCAAGATCGCAGAAGTAGCTTGAGCATCAAAAGTGTCTCCGTCGATGCTGAAGCTGACATTTCTGCCCGTGATGATTGTTGTGCTCATGGCTTCTCCTAGTTTGGTATTTCGTTGTAGTAAGTGGAAACCAGAAGATCCGCGACGAGATATTTGCCCGTCTGGATTTCTAGTGGCGTCGGTTGATTAACGTTCCCGACTTCGTATCCCGACGGCATCGCGCCGAGAATGCTGATGACTAGCTGCTCGAGGTTGTCCAAAGCTGCGGCGTTGTTTTGATAATTGACGGCAGCTGAAATGATGAAATTGACTTTGACTTTCGTGACAGCACTATTGATCAACGTGCTTTCAAGGTACGGAGCATCTGGAAGAATCGCGACAAGAGGCGCGATGAATGCATCGGGCATCGCTGGATAACAAGAAGCAACAATTCCAGCGGATTCAAAGGCTTCTTTTAATGGTGTACGGACATCGGCTTCGATTGTCATTGTGCCATCGTTTCGACGTCCAAATATGGCCCGAGAAGTCCGATGACGCGATTGGTCAAGCTTCGCCCGAGCTGGAATGGCAACGGCTGAGCATTCTCTCCCATGATTTGATTTCCCGGGGATGTGATTGATTGAAAGATTTCTACAGATACGACGAGAATCGCATTCTTGATCGGAGCGACGTTTGCATAGAGTTGAGCTGCGCTTGATCCTGAAAGTGTGGCGAAGCCAGCTGGAATGACCGCGTAAATCACCTGATCTGGCTCCGCCACTGTGACGGAAAATTCATAAGCATTTAATGAGTCAGCTGTGATGGTGTAAGTGCCGTTCAAATCTCCGCATCCAGTGACGACGACTGTCTGTCCGACCGCGAAATAGCATGGTCGAATAGTCGTGAAATAAGCGATTGAATCTTTGACTCGAGTCGATGAAATTGATGATTGAAATTGAGTCAGAAGCGGCAAGATTGTCAGCTCCGCAGAATCAATCATCTGGTCGAGATATGTATCGTTGAAAAGAGAATCGCTCACGCCTAACACGGCGCGGAGCTCATCGGCTGTGACGATGTTAGGCATGAACGATCCTTTCGATTTCTGCTCGGACGAGATCGGGAGAACCCGTCCGATGATTAGTTTGGGGAATTAGTCCTTATCGAATGCGTATGCGCCAGCGCCGATCTTTGTTGCTGTCGCTCCGTATCCGTAAAGTAGAACGCCGATTGAACCATCTTCGATGAAGTTGGTGCGTAGCTCTAGGCGTGGAGATTCATACCATGTGTATGAGTCACGGTTGATGACGTACATGCAGTTATCCCCAAGACCTGAAAGAGCTGTATCGACCCAAAGATCAATTCCGTTCACTGAACCGCGCAAGCTGCGTGGCTGTGCGTTTCCAGCTGCGTTCATTGGATTGATTGCATTGTAGATAGGACGTCCAGCGTCATTGAATGACATGATGCGTCCCCACATCTGAGGGCTCACGACGATTGCATCTGCGAACTTGAATGTGTTGGAATAAACGCTTACCGCGCCA